TGGTCGCAGTGGTGGTGGGGTCACTACGGGTACTCGATGACCGCAGCCGAGTACAACGCAGGTGCGGTCTACACGCTCTGGCAGCAGCGGCCACCGGTGAAGGTCATCCCCAACAAGACGCACGCGAGCTATCGCGGTGTCGTCCCGGTGCTGTGATGCGTGCCTACGTTCCAGTCCCGACCTACGAGCGCGTGGGCGACGGAAAGCCTGCGTGCGTGACCCGGTTCAAGTGGTGGGCCGAGCGCGAGGCCCGGCGGTACAACGGTCACGTCATCTTCCCGAGCTACCGCTACGAGGTTGTGCGCGAGGGCAAGCGATGGGCTGTCGTGGCGTTCCAGAATCGAGCGCTAGCATCGCCACGCGACTCCGGAAAGCCAAGTCGGTGAGGTCTGATGGCCTACCCTAAGGAGACTTGGACAGGTGGAGACACTTGGCTGGTGGGGAGCGGCCGGTGGAAGCTGGAGGTCGATCTCGATCAGCTGTCCCTCGACTTCCAGAAGCAGGACGGGTTGCAGCCCTTCCATGCCTGGGGTCGTGAGTACATAGGACGGCACGCGACAGCCAAGGAGCAGCTGCTGAAGGAGGTGGACGGCTCGGTGGATTCGGTTCTGGAACTGTTCGCCGGAATGGGTGTGACTGCTTCCATAGTGCGAGGCAGGTGGAACCCTGCGGGCCATCAGCTCTTTGAGCTGAACGGGGAGCTGGTCAAACACCTTCGAGCAAATGGGTTCGACGCTGCGAAGCTAAATGCGTACGAGGTCGAAGAAGAGGCTTTGCGGAACCGGGACATCGTCGACCTAGACCTCGGACGGTTTACGATTCTACAGTGGCGTCGCAACGCGACGCTCGCCCTGCTGCTTGGCAGGGTGTTCGCAAACACACCGAGGTATCTACTGGTCCCCGATACATCTAAGCACCGCATCATGGCCAACGCGACACGTTACGCGCAGGCGCTGGAAATGGAGCGGCCGATCCAGGAATGGCGTGAGTACCCTAGAGCCTGGGGGGAGTTGTGGTACCGTCTCTACGGCTACTCGATCGTGCGAGCGGAGTACCACGCGGGAGCGATCTACACGCTGTGGGAGCACGGCCGGGAGCCGGGCGACTTCCCGATTGAACAGCACGTCGCTCCGTACCCTGGTGTAGTTCTAGCTGAGCCGGTGGCATGAGAGATTCCATCTTCCCCAAGTTGAGCATCGATCGTGACGACATCCACTGGGAGGACCACCTGTACGACCTCACGCCTGTTGAGCGTCATGGCGGCATGTGGTTCAAGCGGGAGGACAAGTTCGCCCCACTCGGCTACGGAGGGCTCAACGGATCGAAGCTGCGACAGTGCATCTACCTCCTCAACCGGTACGCCGGTGAAGTTGAGGACGGCGAGGTGATCAGCGCCAGCTCGGTCAAGTCTCCGCAGATCAGCATGAGCACGGCTGTCGCGTTCCACTACGGCATGCCGACCACGCACGTCATCGGAGCCACCAATCGGGACTCGGCGCTCAAGCACGAGAACGTCGCCATCGCTGCCCGACTCGGCGCTCGGTTCATCGTCAACAAGGTGGCGTACAACCCGGCGCTGCAGCGTCGGCTGCATCGGCTCTCGTGGGAGCGGCCGGGTGCGTATCGGCTGGAGTACGGCATCAGCCTCCCGGATTCGTCGTCTGACGAGGACATCACGATGTTCCATCTCGTGGGAGCCGAGCAGGTCAAGAACATCCCCGATGGGGTGCGGCGGATCATTATCCCGGCCGGGAGTTGCGTTAGCACCGTGAGCATCCTGACCGGGCTGGCGCTCTGGCGTCCGGACATCTGGTCGGTGCATCTCGTGGGCATCGGCCCGAGTCGCATCGGCTGGATCGACGAGCGGCTGGAGAAGATCGAGCGCTGGCTCGGCATGCGCATCCGTGCGCTGTTCTACCGACACTACCCGGACGAGTACCGGCGCTACGCCGACACTGCAAACCTCATCGTCGACGTCAACAGCTACCACCTCCACTACGAGGACCTGCATGGCACGGGCCAGGTCAGCTACCAGGACGAGGTGCCCTGGGAGTACGAGGGCATCGACTTCCACCCGACCTACGAGGGCAAGGTCATGCGTCACCTGAACCAGCATCACCCCGATCTGATGCGCAACGGAGACAGCTGTTTCTGGATCGTCGGGTCGAGGCCGACCTGGGCTGCGATGGACGGGCATTTGATGCCTGGGTTGGTTCACGAGGGCGAGTGGGCGACGGCGTGAACACGAAGAAGAAGCTTGATCGAGGCAACGTCACGATGAGGGTCGGCAACGTTCCCGAGGGTCGGATCATCCAGACTAGCGGCAGGTGGGGCGTCGTGATGGGGGACGGCCCGCGCAAAGGCGGTGAGTACGGTGGCGGGAAGAAGAAGCGTTACCGCATCGTGGACTTCTGGCTTGAGGGTCGCGAGAAGCTGCCAGCCGACCTCGTGGTCGAGGTTCAGGTTGGAAAGGGCGGTGGCGTCCTGCTATGACGCACAAGCTGATCCGCATTACGACACCGATGGCCTACGACCACGTGACGTGGTGCCCGCTGTGCGGACTGGAGCTGTTTGTCATCCGCGACTTCAAGGACGCGATCCACTACCCCGTCGAGGAGATCGAGCGAGCGATCAAGCAGCACCTGAGCACGTGGCACCCGATCCGGTACGCAATCTGGTCCCGATTGGGCAAGCCCACCTCCCGGCCCGGTCGCTGGTTGCTGACGAGGTGGGGAACATGAGTACGATCGAACCGAGCATCTACCTCAAGTCGAAGGGATGGGAGCAGTACCCCGAGACAGAGTGGGAGGACGAGGTCTGGCTGCTGCCCGGACGCATCCAGTTCGAGGGCGAGGGTGCGCTCGATCGAGCGTTCCAGTGGCAGCGCAGAGAGGACTGGGAAGGAGGTCGTGTTGAGTCAGACGCTTGACCTGCATGAATGGCGGAGGCTGTACTTCATGCCACCTCCTGACTTCCAGGAGGACACTGGCCGCTACTGCGAGCTGATGGAGATCGAGGAGGTCAGCGACCTCGAGCCGGGCATGGACTTCCGCGAGCCGCAGTACCGGCGTGAGGTGTTCCTCCGCTTCTACGGCTTCCACTTGAAGTACGGTTCGCACCCCGGCATGGTCTACGCTCTGATCCCCTGGCTGGCGGAGCAGCTTCACTGGAGCATGGAGGACAAGTTGTGGTTTGCGTACATCAACGGCTGCACTCAGCACCCGGTCACGAGCTACATCATCATGCGCCGGTTTCCCGACCCGACGTTCCTCGATCACGGGACGCTTGATGCCTGGTTCAACGACAACTTCACCCGGCTCGGGTGGGACACCGATCGGCGTCACCAGAAGGCTATGTTCCCGGACTGTGCTCGCGACTATCTCGGCTGGCTCGACGGCCGGGGTCAGCAGCAGGCTTTCGACGACCTCGGCGGCGACGGCTCGGAGGAGGAGTACTTCCGCCGGTGCTGGGAGTGGGTGCGCGAGGACTTCCTCAGCTTCGGTCGGCTCTCGACGTTCAGTTACCTGGAGTACTTGCGCATCTGCGGGCTGCCGCTCGTCTGCGACCAGCTGTTCCTCGACGACATGTCCGGCTCGAAGTCGCACCGCAACGGCATCGCCAAGGTGCTGGGCCGGGACGACCTGGACTGGTACACGGAGACGGGCTTCCAGGGACGCTACGGCCGGGGTCAGGTGGGCTGGCTCGCGGAGGAGGGAGCGCTCCTGCTGGAAGCCGCTCAGTCCCGCTATCGGCACTCTCCGTGGGCGTATCACGTCAACTACTTCACGATGGAGTCAGCGCTCTGCACCTACAAGAGCTGGCACCGTCCGAACAGGCGGTATCCGAACTGCTACACCGACATGCTCTATAACCGGATCAAGTCGATGGAGGAGCGCTGGCCCGAGGACGACCTGAGCATCTTCTGGCACGCTCGGGCCGAGCTGTTCCCCGAGTACCTGCTGCTCGAGCGGCAGCCGCACGACGTAGGGCTCAAGCCCGAGAAGCAGAACTGGTACCGCAACACGGGAGAGGTGATCTGCATGGGCAGGGACGACCCGACCTTCGTCAACGGATACGAAGCGACGTACTGGCGATGAAGCCCTACCGCAAGTACCCGAGCGCGGTGCCCTGGTGGCTGCCCTGGGCAGTGTTCGTGGCGATCGCCATCGCCGTCATCTGGTGGGCGTCGTGAGCGATCGCCACCTGCTGTATATCGTCGGCGAGCCAGCATCGGGCAAGAGCACGGTCGTGGAAGCCATGACCGCAGGAATCCCGGCCAACGAGGTGGAGTACGGGCTGCTGCGGTGGCGCACGCTGGAAACTGAGCCCAAGGTCATCGAGCTAGGAATGCGCCGAGACTCGTTCAGCGGGACTGACGCGCTGGCGATGAACGTACAGCCCGACATGGTGCGTTGGCTGGCTAACGGGCCGGGCAGCCACGTGCTGGCGGAGGGCGACCGGCTCGCCAACCTCAAGTTCTTCATCGCCCTCAAGGATGCGGGCTGGCGCTTCCATGTCGCGTGTGTCGAAGCCAGCCCACTGACCCTCGCCCAGCGTCGCAACTCGCGGGCGTTCTTGCTGGGCGTCCCGGAGCAGAGCGACACTTGGGTGAAGGGTCGGCAGACGAAGCTGCGCAATCTGATGTATGCTCTGCCGAAGAAGTGCGTGTCCTACCATCGCCACGATGATGGAGCCATGTCCACAGCCACGGTCATCAGCGAGCTGGTTGCCATAGACCCAGTGGCTCAAGTCCTGCAGCGAGGTGTCGAAACATGACGGACGGTCGGGGTACGGCTCGATCGACGCTTGCGGTAAACACCTCGCTGTGGGGAGAAGGAGGTTCAAGTTGCAGGAGCTGAGGATGAGGAGCCGCATCGCCGACACGGACGCGGAGGCGATGGAGGGCAAGATGCTGCGTCGGGAGGACGTGTCCGTCATGCTCGTTGGGCCGACGATCGTGCAGCGGCCGGACGGCGAGCCTCTGGCCATCTACCTGCCCGGCGCGATTGGTCCGGAGCTGGCCGAGGAGGTCTACCCGATCCTGCACTCGCTCAAGGGCAACTACACGTCGAACCGGGGCTACGCAGCCGGGACGCCGAACCGGGCCGAGTCGAATCCCGAGTGGCGCACCACTGGAGGCGCTCGCAAGCGCAGCTACGCCAAGAAGGTGGACAGCGCGATCATCGGTGCGTGGGAGGCGTCTGGGCCGAAGCAGTTCTGTAGGCTGACGGCGTGGAGCGGCCGGGAGGTCGAGAAGTGGCGTGGCCTGTTCCCCCTGTTCGAGCGCATCAGCGTGTGCCTCCAGCAGTACGTGCCCGAGCGCTACGCAGCGCAGATGCGCGTCGCCCGGCGCACCTCGCCCGACTGGGTCATCCCCGGCACTCCGTTCACGACCATCACGGTCAATAACACCTACCCGACAGCGGTGCACACCGACAAGGGCGATCTCGAGGAAGGCTTCTCGACGCTGTGCGTGTTCCGCCGGGGCGAGTTCAAGGGTGGCTGGCTCTGCATCCCGCAGTACCGGCTCGGCGTGGACATGCAGGAGGGCGACTTGCTGCTCATGGACGCTCACGAGTGGCACGGCAACACACCGTTCGATCCGATGCCGACCTACAATGAGCTCGGCACGATGGTCGGCGACCCCGGCTTCGAGCGCATCTCGGTCGTCAGCTACTTCCGCACCAAGATGCAGCAGTGCGGGGATGCTGAGACCGAGGCGGAGCGTCGGCGGATCAACACGGAGACCCGGAACGCAGCACTGATCGGAGAGTAAGGAGGCTCGATGACAGAACCATCGCAGGGTCACGTCGACGCAGCCCGCGTGACCATCTACCGTGACAGCGCGAACGAGTGGCGCTGGTCTGCCCGTGACACGAACGGCGAGACGGTCGCCGACTCGGGCGAAGGGTACGAGCGGCACACGGACGCTGTCAACGCAGCGCAGGATCTCTTCCCCAACGCAGAGATTCTGGAGCTGACCAGTGACTAGGCTGCTGGGCGTCGTTCGGGCTGACCAGCTGCAGGTTGACGACCAGCTTGCGGCTACGCCGGATGGCGGGCCGACGATCGCACCGATCGATGTCACGGACGTCTTCAACACTGGCCACGGGCACGTGCAGATCGGCACGGCGCAGCTCGGCAGCGGTCGGCTGAACAGCGAGGACCTGATCTGCGTCCTGCGGGAGCTGAGGCTGTGAGCGAGGGGCACTACCCTGACGACTGTGGCAAGTGCCTCGAAGTCTGGAGTGTCCGCGAGGGTGTGCTGCTTGATCAGATCGCAGCGATGCGGAAGGCTCTGCAGGCAGCCCGGCCGTTCATCGCCACCGAAGCTCGTCTCGTCAACTACGGAGTGGGGCACCCCGGCAGTGGGGAAGCCCCAGCAGTTCTGGAAGCCATCAACGAAGCGCTGCGTGGACGCAGCGCAACAGCTCAGCCGGAGGATACCCGGCCCAGAGCCGGAGGCCATGTCCCCTAACAAGGAGAGGGAATCATCCTAGTTGTGGCCATCGCACTCGTCATAGCAGTAACAGGAACACCCGGTTCGGGAGCGGCGAGGGACGACGATTCAGCCAACGCTGCCCGTCGACTGACATCTCACGTCGCTCCCGAAGCACAGTGCATGCATGCCTACTTCGCAGTCGTGTACTACCGTGGCAAGTTCATGGAGCGCCAGGCAGCTCGCGGTGTCGTCCCCAGGCACGTCGGGAGATCGGCCCGCAGCTGTCCGGACGCTCGATGGCTCGCCGGGGTGTGGGCCGACCGTGCCCAAGCTGCCAAGGTCAAGCTCGAGAGGTGGAAGCATCACCGGGCTGTCATGGCCGCACAGCGGGCGAAGCAGGCGAGGTTCCGCGCTCTGTACGAGAAGTGGCGCTGCATTCACGAGCACGAAGGAGCCTGGAACGCGAACACGGGCAACGGCTACTACGGTGGCCTGCAGATGGACATGAGCTTCATGAGTGCCTACGGCCGGGAGTTCATCCGGCGGTGGGGGTACGCGCACAACTGGCCCGTCTGGGCTCAGCTCACTGCAGCCGAGAGGGCATACCATTCCGGCCGGGGCTTCGGCCCGTGGCCAAACACTCGAAGGATGTGTGGACAATGATCAGCCTGTTCTGCCAGGACCTGCGCAGCTTCCCTCCCGACCGGGCGAAGCGTCTGCATCTCCAGTCCGGAATCGCGAGGGTCTACGCACTGGTCTGGCATGACTACCTGCCGCCTATCGACCCTATCCCGCAGATGAACAGAGCGGCGTTCGGTCGTTGGCGGCAGGAGGCTGGTGTTCCTCTCTGGGGCTGGTTCAACTGCCGAGAGGATCAGGCGCAAGACGCAGCTGACCTGATGCGGCTGCAGAACGAGCTTCACGCTGACGGCTGGACGCTCGACATCGAGGGATCATGGACGAAGGGGTCGAAGCTGACGGTGCTGCTCGGGGCTGCGGGGATGCTCGGAGTTCCGGTCTACTGCTCCCTGGCGGCCACGACCCCGGCGCACGTCGAGTACGACTACCGGGGCATCGATGCTCATGGCTTCCCGATCGACTGGCAGTGCTACTTCGACTCGGGCGAGGGCCAGGCACCTGATGTGTGCGTTCGCGAGGCCTATCAGTGCTCGTTCGTCATCCCCGGCTGGAACTACCGGGCCGTCTGGGGCAAGTCAACGACCTGGGGCCAGGTTGGTGGCGTAGTCGGCGCTCGAGCTGACTACAACGCATTCAAGCGGGCCGGGACCATCGACGGCACCTTCAAGGTCGGCCCACGTGCCTGGGGAGTTGAGGTGGACGCCGACCGCACGATTACGCGGGCCGGGGTCAAGGTCGGCTCTCTCCTGGGACGGGCGAAGTACAAGAACATCCGGGTGACGCTCGACGTGACACGTGGGGCCGACGGGAAGCACACTCCAGCGGAGTGGGCGAAGATCGCAGCCTCGGCACGTGCTCCGGGCTTGGCACGTCGGCCCGTATCCGTCTACCTTGCGGAGAACGCGAGTGACGAGACACTGGCGGGGATCGCGGCCGGTGCAGCCTGACGAGCGCATCATCGGCGACTCCATGGGGCTGATTCTTGCGATGGGGTCGCTTTCGCTGT